GTTGCGTGAAAGGTGTTCCATGCCCTAATATGAAATCTGTGGGAATCTGCCCACGTCGAAGCCCCGGTTCTCCGGGGCTTTTGTAGTTCGCCGCCGCCCTCCGGGTCTGGCGGCGTTTTCATTTCCCTCCCGGCATGACGGCGAACCCGTAGTTCGGTCGAGGGGTGGCCCGCCCAGGAGCAGGCCGAACACAAATGCCGCCGCGCACACGTCTGCAGAACTGCGCCGGCCATACGCCCGAGTCCAGCGAGGTCCCCTCGGCTGCGGCGGGCACTCTTCACACTTCCGTCTCGCGCTCCCGCGGTCCGGGAGCGCACGCACCCCTTGGGGGATCAGTGGCAATTGCAGACCGCCGAACTGTGCCGGATCGCCGGACCAAGTTCGAGAAGTGGCTCGAATCACTGAGCGACCAGAACCGCGCCACCGTCACTGCCTGGCTTCAGGACATGACAATCACCAATGCCGATGTCGCGCGATGGATTCGCGAGGACGACGCCGAAGACGACTTCGTCGGCTACCTCGGCGACTCCGAGACGATCGCGGGCTGGAGGCGCAAGCATGGCATTGTCTGACCGCGAACCCGCCATCACCTCGCCCACCGGCACGGCCGACATCGGCGCGGACGGCGGAGAGTTCAAGGACATCCCCTCCGACAAGCCGCTCGAGCTTGCATCGGACTGGGACCACGTCTTCCGCCAGTTCAACCTTGACCCCAACGTGTTCGAGGTCATCGACGACACCATCCGCTGCTCAACATGGCAGCAGTCGAAGCGCCTGGAAAACGGCGAACGCGACATCGTACAGCTGTACAGCTACCGGGCACGGTTCCGCCGCAAGCTCGCAGGCATGGTCGACCCCGCCGAAGTCATCGCATCGCTCCGTGAATGGAAGCCGCGCGCGACCTTCATCGCGTCGACGCTCGGCGAACCGGTCACGTTCCGTGACGGCTGGGCCGACTGGCAGCTCGGGAAAGGCGAAGGCGACGGCACCGCGGGCACCAAGCAACGAGTGCTAGACGGGTTCGAGAAGACACTCGACCGGGTCAAGAAGCTCCGCTCCATCGGCGTTAACGTCAACGACCTCCTCGTCGCCAACATGGGCGACATCACCGAAGCTGTAACCGGGCACTACACGTCACAGACCTACAGCGTCGACCTGAACCTGCGCGACCAGATCGCCCTCGCGATCGAACTGTCGCTCACCGGCCTCAAGGCGTACGTCTCCGAGTTCGAGACCGTCACCAAGTCGTTCTGCCTCTGCAACCACGGCCAGTGGCAACGCCTCGGCGGGAAGCAGTTCACCGACGACTCGGACAACTCGACGGGCGCAATCGGCGACACCCTGCAGGTCATCTGCTCGATGCACCCAGACCTGTCCGGCATCGAGTTCATCATCCCGCGCGACGAGATGATCACGACCGGCCGTTTCTCCGGCGTCAACGTCGCCATGGCCCACGGGCACAAGATCGGCGGCAACGAAGAGACCTGGCTCACGAAGCAGGCTGCCTGGCTTCTCTCGGAGCGCAACTTCCGCGTCGAGCTCTGGGCCACCGCCCACCGTCACACCGCCTCGCTGGACGACTTCGGTCCGTTCCACCGCATCCAGGACACCACCGTCGACCCCGGATCCAAGTCCTTCACGGACGGCACCGGCAAGTTCTCGACGCGTGGGAAGACCACCTACGTCATCAGTTCCACGTACGAGCGCAAGTTCGACCACTACGCGGTCCTCTGACCCCAACCCAACGGAAACCGTACCTGCGGTCGAAGACTCATGAGGGGACCGAACGGTCCACCACCTACCACTGAGCGCAGAGAGCACGGCACACCGGAGGGGAAACACCCGCGACAAAGGCGGTGCGGTATGGCGGACACGTCCCGGCGGTGCGATCACTGCGGCGCGCAAGCGTACTGGTCTACGTGGATCGGGGCGACCGAGCTCACCTGGTGCAACCACTTCTTCCAGCGCTGTCAGGAGAAGCTGCGCGCCACGGCGGTAGCGGTCATCGACCACACGTGGGAGATGGAGGAAGCATGAGACTCGATCCAATCCCGTACCGCGACATCCGCCCCGAAGCCCGCGGCTACACCATCGAGAGCCTCGTCAACGAACAGGCCGACCCCGACAGTCTCCAGGCTGAAGGGGTGTCGAAGTGAGCCCACAGGCTGAAGACGGGTACGAGTGTCCGAAGTGCACATCGGTCTGGTCCACCAGCATCGCGGCAGATGAGTGCTGCAACGAGAAGTGGGAGCGCGGACGCGAGTGACGACATGGCCCGGCGAAGACCTAGCGCATCAGTACGTGCTCTACCCGGACCCTGAGTTCGGCATCCCGTACGGCGTGCACGTCTTCGTGTTCAAGGACCGGGATGCACTGCAGCGCGCAGCCGGCGACGCGAGAGCGGCCGCGCATTCCATCACGTACGACGAGCAGGACTCACGCGGCGTGCAGGCGGTCGTCATGCTGGCACAACCCGTCAGCCTGTCTCTTGTCATCCACGAGGTGACACACACCGCCCTGTACTGGGCACGCAAGACCACACGTCGCAAACAGCGCGCGCTCGGATGGCTGAACGGCCACACCGAAGACGTCCCGGATCTGATCGGCAACCTGTCGGCTGTGATCTGGTACACGTTGCCCGCGGAACTCTGCGACGCAACCGGTCAGGTCTACGCCTGATCCGAAACCCCGGCCTGGATGGGGCCAACCTCACCGAAAGGAAGACCCCTCCAATGTCGAATCTCAAGATCGGCCGATACACACACGAGTCCGTCACCGCGCACCACGCAGGCTGGATCGAGCCCGACGACGGATCGTGGATCATCTTTCTGGACGCAGCCGGCAAGCCGTGCGTCTAGTATGCCGAGCGCGAGCCATCCGGTGCCGTCATCGGCGAGGGCGTCCGACTCGACTAGACCCCTTGGCTCATAGCTCAGATGGCAGAGCAGCGCCCTGTTAAGGCGACGGTCCCTGGTTCGATCCCAGGTGAGCCAGCAACCACAGAAATGGTTTCGGCAGCGAAACATTTCCGGTCTTCCCTTCGACCTACCACGTTGCACCAGCCTCGGTGCGACGCCTGAGCAGAAGTGTCGAGCGCCCGGCTACCGGGATCCTCCACTCTGCTCAAAATGCCCAATGGCGATCGATGACGGAGGAACGATGGCTGAAGCACGCAAGGTCAAGGTGACGCTCAACGTCGACACCAGCGAGTTCGCAGCAGCACTCCGCAAAGCAAAGCGCCGTACCGTCCGCACAGCGCTCTGGTCCATTCGAGGTGGCCTCGCAGCCGTCGCAATCTTGGCCAGCGCAGTCGGCTACGCACTCGGTGTCATCACCACGCTCGGCTAACCGTGGCGGAACGCAGCGACGCGCTCCGTAAGAAGCACCGCGCGATCATCGCGCGCGCCCGACCCGCCTGCCATATTTGCGGCGAGGACATCGACTATTCCCTCAAGTACCCGAACCCGCGGTGCTTCGTCGTCGATCACAAGGTAGCGATCGCAAACGGGGGAGCCGACACGCTCGCGAACAAGGCCGCCGCTCACCACGAGTGCAACAGCAAGAAGCGCGCCCGAGAGTACGCGCCCATCATCCGGCGCTCAGGCGCACTCAACTAGCAGGCTGCTCGCTTTGTCAGAAGCGAGAGCCCACGGACGGATTGATCCCCGTCGCGGTGGGCCCAACTCATTTCACCCACTGACATGGGGAGACACCATGCGCGAATGCGCCTACTCGAAGTGCACCACGACCCTGCCGAAGAACGGTGGCCGGGGAGCGCCAACCAAATTCTGTTCGCCTGCCTGCCGCAAGCGCGCCGACTACGAGCGGACCATTGCCCGATCCGCCGAACGCGGCATGGTATGCACGGTAGACGGCTGTAACGCATGGGTTTACGCGACGAGCCTCTGCCGAAACCACTACCGGAACTCGCGCCGCAAGCCGAACCGCAAGGTCATCAAGACGTGCGACGCGTGCGGCGGACCTGCCATCAAGGAAGCTCGCGCGCAACGATACGCCGGCACCTACTGCGGCCAGCTATGCCGCGACTACTCACGGTACGGCGCGCTGAGATCGAGTCTGCCCCGCGAACACTGGGGGTTGTGGTTCGGTTCCGCCAGTGAATGGACGCCGCCGTTCTTCCGAAACACCGGTAGCTGTGAGTGGTGCGGTGAAGATAACAGCCGAGGCCTAGCCGCCGCGTATTGCTCCGAGTACTGCAGTCGCCGCGCCAAGAAGGTACGCCGAGACGGACGCGAGCACAACGCGCCTGGCCGGTATACGTGGACGCAGGTGACGAAGCTGTGGATGGCGTTCGACAAGTGCTGCGCCTACTGCGGCCAGCGGACGCGGCTCAGTGACATAGACCCTGATCACGTGGTTGCACTTAGCCGCGGAGGGACGAACGGCATCGGGAACATCCTCCCCTCTTGCCGACTCTGCAACTCCGACAAGCGGGAGTTATCGCTAGCCGAGTGGGCCGCGGACCGTGAGCGCCGCTCCCTTCCACCCGTGCGCACCACATGGGAGACCACGGACGACAGGTACGCGCACCTCATCAGCAAAGACATGTTCGAACGTGTCGCATGACACCCAGGGGGCGGGGAGCCCAAGAGGTCACCCAGTCCGTCTCCGGTGCTAGGGATCGTCTCTCCCCGCCTTTTTTTCTTGTTCAAACGTCGGTTTCCCGATCGGAGTTTCGAGTGTCTGATCAAGCCGAGTCGACCCCGATCCTGACGCTCGCTGAGGCGATTGAGGGCGGCGATTACCTGCAGATCCTGCTCGCTCAGCGTCGTGAGATCGCGACGTCCATCCCTGATGAGAAGGGGCCGGCGAAGGCCGCCCTTCACCGTCAGCTCTCGCTGATCTCGAAGGAGATCGAGGCATTGCAGCGCGGCAGCGAGGAGGACGCGGAAGGCGGCGCGAATGTCGAAGACGGGGAGTTCGACGCCAGCGACATCTAAGGGCCCGCGTCTCACTGAAGCGGCCCGCCACGTCGTCTACCCGAAGGGGATCGTCTCGACGGCGTGGCCGCGGGTGGTTGCCCAGTGCGCGGCCATGGGTGTGGAGTTCGACGAGTGGCAGCACGGCGTCGGGAAGATCGCCCTTGGCAAGAAGGCGGACGGGAAATACGCGGCGACCATCGGCGGAGTCGTGTTGTCGATTCCACGCCAGGTGGGCAAGACGTTCCTCGTCGGCATGATCATCATCGCGCTGTGCATCCTGAACCCGAACATGACGGTTCTCTGGACCGCTCACCGGACCAAGACGGCGACCAAGACGTTCCAGACCATGCAGGGCATGGTCAAGAAGCGCAAGATTCGACAGCATCTCGCGCCCGGCCGTAACGATGGCATTCGAACCGCCAACGGTGAGCAGGAGATCCGATTCCGCAACGGATCGGTGATCATGTTCGGTGCCCGCGAGGGCGGTTTCGGTCGAGGCTTCGACGAAGTCGATATCGAGGTGTTCGACGAGGCGCAGATTCTCACTGAGAAGGCGCTCGAGGACATGGTCGCCGCGACGAACCAGTCGCGACAGTCGACCGGTGCGCTCCTGTTCTTCATGGGGACACCCCCGCGTCCAAGCGACCCGGGCGAGGAGTGGCTAGGCCGCCGCGCTGATGCGATTGAAGGCAAGCCTGAGGGTCAAGTCGTCGGAATCTCCGAGGACATGGTCTACGTGGAGTTCTCGGCCGATAAGGACGCCGATCCCGACGACCAGAAGCAGTGGTCGAAGGCCAACCCGTCATTCCCGTCTCGGACGCCCATTGAGTCTGTCCTGCGACTGCGTAAGAACCTCAAGAACGAGGACTCGTTCAAGCGGGAAGCGCTCGGGATCTATGACGCTGAGGATTCCACGCGGGTCATCGATGAGTCGTCGTGGAAGAACGCGCGCGACGCGGCTTCGATGCCGATCGAGCGGCTGACGCTTGCTATCGATGTCGCGCCAAACCGATCCGTCGCGACGGTAGCGCTTGGTGGGCTGCGAGCGGACGGCACTTGGCACGTCGAGATCGACGACCAGAAGACCGGAGCGGACTGGGTGGCCGGATGGGTGAAAGCCCGAGCCGAGAAGAACCGCCTGCACGCCGTGGTCGTCGACGAGATGTCCGGCCTGGTCGAAGAGCGGAACGGCCGCAAGTATCTCGCTGGCACCGACGTCCTCGTGACCCTTGCTGCGGCAGAGGGCCGCGATATGGCGATCGCTTGCGGCAAGTTCTACGACGCCGTCATGGCTCCCGAACCGACCGTCCGACACACCGACCAGCCCCAGCTGAATGTCGCGCTCTCTGTCGCCCGCAAGCGTCCGCTGATGGGCGCGTGGGCTTGGAACCGCAAAGACGAGAAGTCGGACATCACGCCCATCGTGGCGGCAACTCTCGCCCTCTGGGGCGCTCAAAAGGAAAACGTGATGCGACCTACGCGGCGCTCCAACGGTGAGAGAACGGCGGTGGTCCTTTGAGCGACAAGCTCCACGTCCCCGGGCTGACCGAGGACGAGACGGTCACGCTGAATCTGCTCGTGCAGCAGCTCAAGAAGAAGTCTCGACGGAACAAGCTCCGGACGTCGTACTACGACGGCAAGCGGGCAATCCGTCAGGTCGGTTCGGTAATCCCTCCGCAGTACTACAAGATCGGGCTGGCGCTCGGGTGGACCGCGAAGGGCGTTGACGGTCTCGCGCGTCGCTGCAACCTCGACAAGATGTACTGGACCGGCGGCGATCTGGACTCGCTCGGCATCCAGGAGCTGCAGGAGTCGAACTTCCTGTTCTCCGAGCTTGCGCAGGGTCGAACCGACTCACTGATTCACGGCGTCTCGTACCTGATCACCACGCAGGGCCAGCGGGGCGAACCCAAGGCGCTTGTGCACGCGAAGGACGCGCTCAGCGCGACCGGCGACTACAACGCCCGCACTCGCCGACTCGACAACCTCCTGTCTGTGACGTCGCGCGACGGTGAGAAGATCACAGGTTTCAACCTGTACCTCGACGGTCTCACGATCAGTTCCGAGATCGGCGACAACGGGCGCTGGACGCGGGCGGAAAGGTCTGACCACTCGTGGGGCGTCCCCGCGGAGCCACTGATCTACTCAGGCCGGTCGTCACGTCGCTTCGGGCGGTCTCGCATCACGCGTCCCGCGATGTCCCACCAGGACGCGGCGCTGCGCGCGCTCGTGCGGCTCGAGGGGCACATGGACATCTACGCCATCCCGAAGCTCATCATGCTCGGGGCGAGCGAGTCCATCTTCAAGAACTCGGACGGCACCGCGAAGACGTCGTGGCAGGTCGCTTTTGGTCGCGTGTTCGGTATTCCCGACGCCGACCCGGAGGACGTGCCGGCGGGTAACAACGGCCGCGCCGACGTGAAGCAGTTCGCCGCCGAATCACCTGAGCCTCACCTGGCGCAGCTCAACGCGCTGGCAAAGCTCATGGCGCGCGAGACGGACTTGCCGGACAGCGACTTCGCACTGACCGACATGGCGAATCCGACGTCGGCAGACGCCTACAACGCCTCACGCGAGAACTTGATCGCCGAGGCCGAAGGTGCCATGGATGACTGGTCGGTTCCGATCCGTCGCACGGTGGCTCGCGCGCTGGCGGTACAGAACGGACTAACTAAGATTCCGGCCGAGTGGGCGGGAATCAACGCCAAATGGCGCTCCCCGGTCTACCTTTCCCGTGCCGCCGCAGCCGACGCCGGCGCTAAGCAGCTGTCCGTCGTCCCGTGGCTTGCTGAGACCGAGGTCGGCCTGGAACTGCTTGGTCTCGACGCCCAGCAGATCGAACGGGCACTAGCCGAGAAGCGCCGCAACGCGGGGCGCGCCGTGATCGCGTCGTTGGGGCAGACCAATGGTGACAGCGCTTGAGTCCAAGACGCTTCTAACCCTCGTCTCTGACAAGGCTGTCGAAACCGTCGAGTGGTCGCTTCGGCGGTCGAATGGTTCCTTCGAGAATCGTCGCCTGCAGCTACTCGAAGACGTGTCAGGGGTCATCGGGTACTACTCCGAGGGCTCCGCGGCGCTGGCGGCTGACTTCTACGAAGACACGAGGGCAGAGGCGCGCGCGGCGGGGCGATTTCGTGCGGAGATGGTCGTTCTAGACCGGACCGTGCGAATACGCCGCGGCATTGCGTGGGCGTCTGAGCCTCTGTCGACGTCGGATGACGAAGCCGCTATGGCTCGCCTCACCGAGATAACGCGCTCAGAGTTGGCTCGACCTTACCGAGACACAGTGCTGGCGAATCGACGCCAGGATCCGGAATCGGTCGGGTGGACGCGCATCACATCCGGAGCGGCTTGTGGCTTCTGTCGCCTGCTCGCATCGAAAGGCGCGATATTCAAGAAAAGCACCGCCAACTTTGCGGCGCACGACAACTGTTCGTGCACTGCCGCACCTGTTTTCAAGGGCGGCGAGATGGGTCCGGAGGCGGACGCTCTCCAGTACATCGGCTCGAAGCGGAAACGGACGCCGAGGGAGAAGCAGAAGCTGCGCGAAGCGATCGCGTACTTCGAGTCCCTGCCGCCGCGCCTCTAACTCATGCCATAGCTTCCACCGGTTTGCGGTGGCTGTACCCGACAGCTTCGGGGTTGACGTTCGACGGAACAGAAACGGATCACTCACTCATGTCTATTGCCGCGCCCCGACTGGGGCACCTCAACCCGCCCGCATGGCACCGTCCGTGGTTTCGATACATCGAACCCGTGGAAGGTGCAGAGGCATCCCCACCCGCAGATCCTGCGCCGAAGCCGGAACCTCCGGCCGAGAAGAGCCAGGACAAGACGTTCTCGCAGGCCGATCTTGACCGGATCGTTAGGGAACGACTCGCTCAGCAGGCGCGCACTCAGTTCGGCGACTACGAGGAACTGAAGTCCAAGGCCGGTGTCGCGAAGACGCTCGAGGACCGCGTTGGCTCGCTGGAAAGCGACCTCGCAGCGTCTCGATCCAACGCGCTTCGCACACGGATCGCCGCCGAGTTCGGGATCAGCACGAAGAAGGGCGACAAGGGCGAGCCGTCCGACGCCGACCTTTTCCTGACCGGAACGGATGAGGCGACCCTGACCGCCCAGGCGCAGCGCCTGTCCGGTCTCGACGCGGACAAAAAGCGGCAGCAGGCGAACGTCGTCCCCAAGGAGGGGCCGACGAAGACAACCGACCCGGGTGACGAAGAGCTGCGCGAGTTTGCGCGTGGTCTCTTCGGTCGTCCCGAGTAACCAACGTCCTAGGAGGGACACATGGCAGTTCTCCAGACGGGATCTCTGACGATCCCGACGCAGATCATCGACCCGTGGCTTGGCAAGGTCCAGTACGGTTCGTCCGTCGCGACCCTGTCGGACTCGATCCCGATGAAGTTCGGTGCCGGCGCGTCGACTACGTTCGACATCGGTGAGGCCGAGTACGTCGCTGAGGCGGCGCAGAAGGGCGCGTCGAGCTTCACGCCGACGACTGTCCAGATCGCGCCCCGCAAGTTCCATAAGACCGTCCGCTGGACAGAAGAGGTCAAGTGGGCCGACGAGGATCACCAGCTCGAGGTTCTCTCGCAGATCCTCAACCTGATCCAGCCGTCGCTGTCTCGGGCGCTGGACTTCGGCGTCTACCACGGCATCAACCCGGCGACGGGTGCGACCGTGGCGGCTATGACCGACGCGGGTGTCCTCTCGGCCACCACGAACGTGGTGGAGGTCGAGTCGACCGACAAGGCCTACGCCAACGTCGATGCGGCCGACGCGCTCGTCCTCGCGGACGGCTACATGCCGCGCGACATCGCCCTGGACCCGGCCTTCGCCGCGAAGTTCGCCACCCTCCGCGGAGCGTCGAGCGAGCAGAAGCTGTACCCGGGGCTGACCTACGCGACCGCGCCCGCCGGTTCGCTCGACGCTCACCGTTCCTCGGTTTCGAAGACCGTTGGCGCTGTCGGCGTCGCCGCGTCCCCGACCAACGTGCTCGGCTTCGTCGGCGACTTCTCGGGCATCCGCTGGGGTGTCCAGAAGGAGATCGGCCTGGAGCTGATTGAGTACGGCGACCCGGACGGTCAGGGTGACCTGAAGCGCAACAACCAGGTCGCGTTCCGTGCCGAGGTTGTCTACGGCTGGGGCATCGCGGACCTGAACGCGTTCGCGAAGATCATCGACGCCGCCGCAGACGGCGCATGACCTGACTGACGTAGGGGAGGTGGCTTTGGCCGCCTCCCCAACGTCAGCAAGTCGGAAGGACTCGAATGTCAAGCATTCGTCTGAGAAACATCGCGAGCGGCGTCATCGTCCGTGTCCGCGAAGAGAAAGCCGCTGCGCTCGGTGCGGGATGGGTGTCGCCTGACGCTCCTGCGTCGCCCGTGAAGCGTAAGCCTGGGCGGCCGAAGAAGACCATCTAGAACTAAGACCGGGGGAGGGCGACATGCCGTTTGAAACGACAATCACGCCGGCCAAGATCGCTGTCGCCCTCGGGCAGGTCGCGCCGGAAGACGGCTCGCTCACCTTCCAGCGGTGGGAGATGTGGATCGGCGACGCGCTGATGCTCATCCAGGACCGCGCCGACGAACTCGACGTGACGGATGTGCCCCAGGCCAAACTCGACTACGTCGTACGCGAAGCAGTCGTAGCTCACGCCAACCACCCAGACAACGCGACTCAGGTGACCATCGCCGTTGATGATGGTTCATCGACCCGCTCGTACCGTTCCGGCGAGGGACGCGTCACCATCATCGACAAGTGGTGGGCGATGCTCGGCCTCACCGATCCAGACGGTGCGTTCTCCGTCGACATGGCTCCCGTGAGCACGGTCCACCAGCCGTGGTGCTCACTCTTCTTCGGTGCCCTGTACTGCTCCTGCGGGACGGACATCGCGGGTCACCCGATCTACGAGGGTGAGTGGTGATGCTCGGCGACGACATAAATTCCGCGCTTCCGGAACTACGCGCACAGGCCGAGTCCCGCATGACAGAGACGGTCGTTGTCGGTCTCTACGAGGACGGCACCGACCCGGATACCGGGGATGCCACCCGCGCTCTCGTTACGGAGCGCTACCAAGGCAAGGGACGCATCCGATGGGCGTCTCGTGACGTAACCAGCCACGACGGACCCGGGGCGCCAGTCACGGTGCAGGAGCCCTACCTTTCGGTTCCCCATGGCACCGTCCGTCTCCCAGTCGGGGACGAAGTCCACGTTCCGGCGTCAGAATCCGAACCACTTTTCATCGGGATGGTGTTCAGGATCGCCGGCGTGCCAACATCTGGCCAAGTCACCTCTCACCGGTACGCGCTCGAGGAGTTGAGCTGAGGCATGGCGGACGGAGATGACTTTTCGGACATGTTCGACCTCGCCGCAGACCTGACCGCGGCTGCCGAGACGGCGCTGCCCTTCATTGAGAAGGCGCTCGAGGTGACAGCACGAAGCATCAAGGATGACTGGAAACAGGGCGCAGAGGTCAGCCGCGAGGACTGGAACTTCGCGGACGACTACTCCGCATCGATTACCTACGAAAAGAAGCATTCGCCTGGCGAAATCGGGATCGAGATCGGACCTGAACTGGGCCGCCCCGGCGGATCCGGCGGATTCCTCGAAGAAGCATCCGGGGACGTCCGATCCGCACCGCAGCACGCCGGCCGAGATGCCGTCCGCGCAAATGAGGACGACTTTGTTGAGGGACTAGAGATCGCACTCTTCGACGCCACAGTGAAGGCGGTGAGCGAGTGAGACGCGAGTATGACGCGTTCGTTGATCGGCTGCGTCAGCATCCCAAGCTGGCGAACAAGACAGACAAGGTCGTCCGGCTGAACAACGACGGCACGCCCGTCCGGGCCAACTACATCGTCGCGATCCCCTCTGCGCCCAGCGAACTCAACGACAAGCGCTTTACCGCTCCACAGCGACTCGACTCGGCTCGCTTCTTCTCGTTCGACGTGAAGGTGGTTGCGGTCGACGCCGATGGCGTTCTCGATTTGGCTGAGGCTGTCCAGGCACAGTTGATCAGGCATCGGATCGTGGGTGTTGAGGGAATCCTGCCCGGCTTCGATCTCTTGCCAGGCGAGGACGTCATCCCGACCGAAACCGTTGTCGGCCGCGTGTGTGACCCGATCCAACTGTCCAACGATGAGGTCGAAGAAGGCAGGGTCCGCTACGACGCGAAGGCTCGCCTCTACTACGTGACCCTCACCTTCGAGTTCTGGTCCCGGGAGGTATAGATGCCGTTCATCCGTGTCCGGGGTGCCGCCCCGGGCGATCCGATGCATGAGTTCGACGTCCCTGTGGGGCTGGTGGAACTCCAACCCGACCTTTACGAGGTCATCGATCCGGAGCCGGTTGCGAAGTCGCGACCGGCTTCTCTCATTCCCGGCACACGTCCGGTGGAGGTCAGCCCCGCGGGTGATCCTCCGGCCCCGCTGCAACCCGCAGTGGTCAAGAAACGGCCCGCGAGGGCGAGAAGGAGTAAGTATGCCTGAGGCAGTTCAGAAGGGGCAGGCGTCGGACGGCCACGGCATCGTCCTGTTCGTCACGACCATCGCCGACATCTACGAGCCCACCGTCGCGGAGCTGACGGCCGGCACGGTGAAGAAGATCACCTACGGCCTGTCGCCGGACGGCTTCAACCACGAGACGAACATCGCGACCATCACGACCGGTCGTTACACGCTCGACCAGGCGCTCGAGCTCGACGGCGTCATCACCGACACGGTCGAGGTTCGCTACGTGTACAACCGCACAACCCCGACCGTCGTCGAGACCGCGCTGGGCACGCCCGGCACGGCCGGCTACATCGTGAAGATCCTCGGCTACGAGAACGACCACACGATCGACGCCACGACCAAGATCAACGCCATCATCCCGATCGTCACGTCGGTTCCGCGCGACGTCCCTCCGACCGCGAACAGCGAGCTGCTGAAGGTCCTCAAGCTCAACGTGTCCGGCAAGGTCGCGCGCGAGCACGAGATCACCGTTCAGGCGGCGTGAGTCGTGGGCGGGGCGGGTCTACTCACCGCCCGCCCCGCCCATCCCCTTCTGGTGAGTATCCGGTGAGTAACAAGGTGAGGAACCCCCAATGAGCCTGCGCGACAAGATCGCAGCTGCACGCGAACAGGTCACCGACCTGAAGAAGGACTCCGTTCCCGTCGTCCACAACGGCGTCGCGTTCGCAATCGAGATGACCCAGCTTGAGCCCCTCGCGTGGGAGACGCTGGTGTCCGAGAACCCGCCCCGCAAGACATCCGTCACCGACCACAACATCGGTTACAACCAGTCGAGCCTCCCGGCCAATTACCCGGTTGAGGCGATCCGGATCGACGGTGAACTGGTGACCAAGGAGGAGTGGCAGGACTTCTTCGGGATGCTCGACTCCGTCCACCGCCTCAACGTCGGCACGCTCGCGTGGGGCATCAACGT